TGGCTCCAGGCTGGCATACTCCTTGGGATACATCCTTGCGGCTAATTCGGCCCCGGCCCGTCCTATAACGTAGTTGTGCGACTGCCAGATGAAGTAATGCAGCACCGCCTTGAAGGAAGTCTCATCCAGCGTCCCAGCCTTGAACCGTTTACGATAACCGTTTATGGCTTTCAAGCCTTCGTCACGGGCCTTCCGGCCGGCATAGGGGTTGTACTCCCAATCCTGTACTTGCTTGTAGTCCGTCACGACATCCAGTGCCTGATAGAGCTTCTCCTCACCCAGGCAGTCATGGAGCACGGCCGCGATCATGCCCGGGTCGTAGTCGCGGTCGATCATGCGGTCGGTGCCCTTGAAGCTCTTTTGCTCGACCACCAGCTTATGCACCGCGTCGCATGAAGTCTTCGCGTTCGTGAATACCGCCAGCTGGCTCTCCGGGGACGGCTGGTCATCCGCCCACGCTGTTGCGCCCGCTGCGAGGCAAGCGATGCCGAAGGTCACCAACAGGATGCCGAATCTCGTCATATCTACCCCCTTCGCGGGTCTAATAGACCCATCCCTTACGGGGTTGAGTATAGAACTTGAAGTGCCAGTCCCGCACCCCTGGGATGCTGGCCTGGGGATAGTCCTTCGAGAATTTCGGCCGGAGATTCCATAGTTCAAGCTGCGGAGCGTCTTTCAGGCTGGGGTCTATCGGGCCATCCATCCCGGGGATACCCGAGGGCTCGGTGCCGAGTTTCCTCAGTGCCGTCAGGTCATCGGAGACGCCCTGGCCGTGCACCAATTCCATCCCTCCTTCTGTATCTTGCTTGGGCCCATTCCAGGCTATGCCCGGTTTTGGCATGGAACGTGGAGAGTAGAAATGCGTGGCATCGGTGTTGCGCGCCAGTTGGCCCGAGAGCATCCGCAGTGCCACATCCTTCATGGGGTCCGTCGGATCTTTGTCCAGTGCGTAAGTGCCCTTGCTGGCGTCTGATACGCTATCAGTCTTGTCACGATCCATCCTGTTCATGATCGTAGACCCGACTCCTTGCAGTTCCGCTGGATTGCAGGTGCCGCCGCATTCAGACTGCAAGATTCGCGCGAACCTCTCGATGTTCTCCGGCGTGAGTCTCAGATTCGGAGGCTGGACAGGTCCCGAAGGTCCCACATCTTGATCTCCCATCATGGAGCTGCCAGCTCCGCTCGGCGGCCAGGCTGCGGCACTTGTGGCGCCGCTGTTCAGCATGGCCCCCAGCCCCTGCCCCACATCCGGATCGCCCAACCACTTCAACATCGCCGCGCCCAAGCCCAGCGGCATCGCACCGGTGCCATTCAAGTTTTCTGCCATCGCAGTCCTACTCCATCGTCCACGGATCAGGTCAAGACAAGGAAGGCAATGTCGATCCGCCGTCCCATCCCGTCCCCGTCATGGGTTGCGCGAAACTGTCCGGGAACGGAGGATCATCGTAAGTGGTGGGCGCGAGACTGCTTCCACCTTTGCCGCCGAATCCGTTATAGAGCTGCTGTGCCATCAGCGCCGTGTTCAACATGTTGCCGGTCGGGTTGCTGTAATAAGGGCTGGTGCTCTGGGAACCGGGCTGCAGCGCCGACAAGGCGTGCTCGAACATCTCCAGGTTCTGGTACGGCAAGTTCTGGTTGTAGTCGTATGCGGCCTTGCTCGCATCCAGCATCTTCTGGCTCTGGTTCTGGATCTGCTGGCCCGCGCTGCCCAGCGCGTTGCTGAGGCCGAGGCGCCCGCCCACCAGGTTCTGCGCGTTGCCCACTGCTCCCTGCTGCAAGCCTGCCAAAGCCTGGTTCGCTGCCAGTGCATTGGCCCGGTCCTGCGCATACGCGCCGCCATACATGCTGGTGGCCAGGTTGTTCAATTGCTCCCCGCGCAAGGGCGCTGCCGCCCCCATGCTCCGGCCCGCCCCCGCGAACTCGCTGCTGAGCTGGTTCTGGCTCGCGCCCGCCGCCTGCTGGAACATGGAGTCGAGATAGGGGTTGCTCGCACCGCCCTCTCCCATCTGCTGCAACTCCGCCTCCGGCCCGCTGAACTTGCCTTTGAGCAGGCCGTTGTTGAAGCGCGTCGCCGCAGCGAAAGGCTTGCTCCCCGCCAGGCTCTGGATGCCGCTGAAGGCCTGGTCCTGCATCGGATTGAACCCCGCCACCGTCTGGCCCGGGTAATACTGCGGGCCGCCGCCCTGCAGCAGGTTCGCGGCTTGCCCGTAGGCCGTGCCGATGTAAGGCATCATGAAAGGCGGCGGTGCCTGCGTCGTCGTCGATACGCCCGTCTGCTGCGTCCCGCCCAGCGCGCCTTTGCCCCCGCCGCTCATTTCAAACCCCTCTGCTGGAGCCTGAGTCTCTGGATCAGCTCAGGGTTGATAGGCATCATGCCGCCACTGCCCGTCATGCCGCCTTTGCCTCCCGGCGCCAGCGGCATGGGCGGCACCTGCCCTACGCTGCCCTGTGATCCGCCTTTCCCGCCGGAGCCGCCGGGTCCAGCCGATGGATTGAATAAGGGGCCAGCACTGAGGGCGGCCATGTCGTTGTAGCGGCCGCCATTCAGGTTCGGCGGCATGAATGCCCCGCCTGGTGCCCGTGGGATGAGTGATTGAGCCCCCAGGTTCGGCAGCGCTCCCGGCACACCGCCGCTCCCGGGCATGCTGCTCGGGAAGAACAGCGCGCCGGGGTTGTCCTTCTCACCGTAGAGGTTGTAGGGATCGCCGCCCTTGCCCACGATCCACTTGCCGATGGGATCGACCTTGTCCAGGCCGAAGCCGCCTTGTCCGCCGATGGAAGCGTTCGGGTTCTGGGCAGCCTGCTGCCCCATCCCCACAGCCATGGGTATCAATTGCATAGGTTCTTCTCCATTACCGTGTTCGTCACTTCGTATCCGTCCAATACCTTCAGCCAGCCCTTGCGCCCGCTGATGAGCATCCTGTGGCAGCCCATGTACCGCAGCGCCCAGCGCTCAACTGCCTTCTGCGCATCCGCCATGGCCGCCACGTCCTCGCCGCCGCAGAGGAACAGCACGCATTTGCGCTTGCCGCTGGGGAACGCCTGTATCTGCGTGACCAGCGCATACCGGCCCGGCTCATGCCAGAGCTGGAACGGCGTGGGGTCATAGGGGTTGGTGAGCTTCGCGAACACCGCGTCCGCGGTCCACTCGTCCTGCACCGCGATCACCTTCTGCAGGTATGGCAGCACCTCGGCCCACAGGGCCTCGACTTCGTAGTAAGGGATCTGGCGTATCACGTGGACATCCGTTGGTCGGGTGGGCGTGGCCTGGATCGATGACCATGACTGCGCATGGCTCATCGGCAATGCCAAAAGAAAAGACCGGCTCAGGGCCGGTCTTGGAATTCATGCGGTACGCTATCTGGTCAGTGGGTCATCAGGGTATAGATGTCTTGATCTTCATCGAGGTTACTCCAATACCGCACGATCCCAGCCGACTTTATCAGGCCTTTCATTACGCAATCGGCTTCGTCTTTGTCTCTCACGCAGTGCACGCCCGGCGCATAGGCGTCCAGCAGCCCCTGGTCCCACTTCTTGTCCCGCGCCTCTTTGATCACGTCCGCCGCTGAGGGCCTGTTCTGCACGTCTGCTTCCTTATCATGGATCAGGTAGAGATAGGCATAGTCCGCCAGTGCCGTCAGGTCACGGCTATAGGCCACCAAATCACAACCATTACCATCACCGAGACAGAGTTTAATGCGGTATCGGATGGAACCATCCGTCAGATTCTCCATCTTGTGGAGGTACACGAAAGCTGGGTTCTTGGACAGGATCGACACGGTATCCGGCCTGCCGGCTGTCGGAGCAGCACGCGCTACAAGCGGCAGCACCAGCAACAGGATGGTATAGAGGGTTCGTTGCATCATGTTCAATACTCGAAGATCGTGTTGCCGTCTTCGTCGGCACCCACGATCCCGAAGTCACCGCCGCCTTCGTCCACGTAGACCTGCCTCTTTATGGAGCCTTCCGTCCAGAGACCATGCATCACACAGGCTACGCCATCCTTCTCGTGCTGGCAGGAATATTTGGCCTGATAGAAGTCCAGCAGGGCCTTCCCGTAACCGCGGGTGTCGGCTTCCTCCACCAGGGCTTGCCCGTTCCGGCTAGTGGGCTTGCCTTCGGCATAGCCACCCTTGTATGTAGCGAAAAGATACACGTAGTCCGTCAGCGTCTGTATGTCGTCGCCATCGGCCGTGAACATCTCGCAGGCTCGGTTGGCCCCGCGGCACAACCTGATGATGATGTTCACATCGCCATCCGAGAGTCGCGTCTCCTTGGTGATGCGTGCGAATGAGGGATAATTTTTGAGCAGCGCCAGTGTGTCGGGCTTGTCCGCCGCACTGGCGGCGCTGGCTGCCAGGAGCGCCGATGCCACAATCCAGGCTCGTGTAGTCATCCGCATATCCGACCTCATTTGCCGGGCTCGTTTCCCTTCTGCTTTTTAGTATAGCCCGTCGGACGTATGGGTCCAGCGCTTAGTTCATACACGCTGGGGTCATCCTTGATGTTGTCGGGCCCCACCTGGAAGTGCCAATGATTCCCCTCATATATGCCGTGCGTATATCCCGCGGACATCGCCGCCCTGCGTAGCGTCTCAGGGTCCAGCTTCGGGTCCCAGGCCACGTCGATGGCGAGGTTCCTGTGGTGGGCGTCGAGTGGACTCTCTTTATGCCCGTTCGCTTCACTGCCCCCATTCAGGGTGATCCCACCCACAGCATCCGCAGTGCGCACTAGGTGGTCCAGGTTATCGCCCCATGGCAGGAATGTGCCTATTGCCTTTGGGTCTGGGCTGTCGGGTCTCGGGTGGTTCACGTTGATGACGGTGCCCTTGGCCGTCTGGAACGCAGGATGCTGGGGGTCCGTAGTCATGTTCACCAGCCTCGGATCCGAATCCGGCAATGTGGTGATCCCATGGTTGACCAATGCCCCCGCCAACCCCGGAAGCGGGGTGGCCATGGGCCCGTCATACCCGAGCATGGAACCCAAGCCTGGCTGCGTGGGCACGGGAGAATGGATCAGGGAACTCGCCAAGCCCAAGGGAGAAAGCAGCGCATCTATCGCTTGCTGGCGCGTCGTGGGTGGCAGAGTCGGGATGCGGCTATTGATGCGCCCATATCCCTCACCGTAGGTCTCGTCATCGGGTGTCATAAGTCATTCCTTTGCTCATTGCACGATCAGGTAGTCGAACGTCAGGTCAGCTTGGTTCACGGCGCCATGGTTCAGCGTCAGCGTGCCGCCATCCACAGGTATCGAAGCCGGGTCGTACCACAGCCCCGTCACTGTCGCCGCGTGCGCGGTGATCGGCATCAACAGGAGCTTGCTGCCCCGTCGTATGTTGTTGTCGCTGAGCACCGTGCTGGCGGCATTCTGGGCCAGCGTCACTTGGCCCACGCTGTTGATATGGCCTCCCGCGAGCATGTTCACCAGCGTCGCCACTTTCCACCCCTCGTCATAAGGTGGTGCCGTGCGCAGTTGCTGGAGTTGGCTCATCGCTGGCCTCCCGCAGTCCCGTATACATCCACGCCGGTGGCCTGGCCGAAACCGCCGCCCGCGCCGCCCGGGATGGTCACCCGCACCCTCACGTAGCGCGCAGCCGCACGCCCGTTGCAGATCCCCGTTGCCGGGTTCTGTGCCATCTCTGGACCGGTCGAATAGCCCTGGTTCTCGAGTTGTCGCGTCAGGAACTGCAAGCTCGGCCTGGCGTCACCTGAATCAGGCGCCGTCAATATCGGCCGCGCGCCGTCGAGATAGGTGATGCCTCCGCCACCGGGGCTGGATTCCAGGGTGTCGATCACCGCGTCCAGCGCATCCCCGCCCAATTGCCCGTAGGCATTGCTGCTGTCGAATGCCTGGATCTGCAGGTTGCCCCCCTGCCAGAACGGATCGTCCAGAGACGGCGTGATCAGGTCCAGGTCCGTGTTCACGCCATCCAGTGTGTCCATCGTGTAACCGAAGCTCTTGCTGGTGAATATGCAGCTCACGGCGTTCGAGGTGGGCATGAACCGCTGCTCTGCGTAGTTGTAGGCGATCACCTTGTCCGGTATGCCCGTGCCGTTGCCGCTGCTGCAATAGCACCAATAGATGAGCTTGTTCACCGGGTCATAGGCCCCGCGCACACGGTCCGCATAGGCCTGCGACACGTCGCTCAGGAACGTCAGGTCCACCTTGCCATGGCCGATCTGGGTCACCTGCTGTCCGTCCGTCAGGCAGATGCCATCCTCTGCGATGAAGTACACCAGGCTCCCCAACTGCACCGGCGAGTTCGGGTAGTAGGCGCCCCGCTGCTTCTCGTAGGTGTCGAAGGCGAAGATCGCATCGCCGCCCGTGTAATAGGCGCGGGTGATGGCCCGTTGCTGGAAGATGAGGCCATAGGCATAGCCGTCCGCGATATGCGTCACCGGCCCGTACACTGCGTTCAGGAACTGCTCACCTGCCTGGGCCTGCTGCGCCGCCAGGGTGCCGAAGTCCCAGTTGTTCGGGTTGCCGATGCCGCACCACTGCACCCGGCTCGGCACCGCGCCGTTCAGGCTGTCGTGGGTGTTGCCCAGCATCACGAACTGCCCCACCACCCCCACCGCCGCTGCCTTGGGTGGCGTGCCCGCCAGCGCCGCGAAGGCCGCATCTCCCACTTCCATCCCCTGCACCACGTCGTTGGAGTTCGTGGCCACCAAGAGCGTCGGGAAGCCCGGGCTCGAGAACTCTGCGAACTTCCAATACTGGTCCTCCGCCGTGGTGTAGGTCCCGCCGCTCCGGTCCGTGAAGCCAGCACCCGTGAACTCGAGCAGCTGCGTGCCCGTGCCTGCATAGACATGGGTATCCGCATTGGTGTCCGTGGCTGCGAACGCACCCTGGCAGCGGCTGCCCAGACTCACGCCCAGGGGACTGAAGCCGGGAGCGGGTATATAAGCTCCGTTGACCCACAGCGCGTTCTGCACCAGGGGTGAACCCGGGTTGTCGTATTCCGGTAGATCGGGGAGCCATTCCCCGAACTTCAATTGTGCTAACAGTTTTGCCATTCGTATCCGTCATACCAGCGAAAGCGGGTATCCAGTCCAACTTAAGTGCTTTGGAATCTTATAGATGCGGCCTGATGCTATTGAGCCCCGTCTGTCCGATGTTCTTCTCATGCAGGTTCGCCAGCGCTTCTTTCTCGAGCTGTGTATATAAAGCGTACTGCTCCGGGTCTCGTATATAGCGCCCATAGAGCTGTCGCACCGCCCGCGTCCGGATCAGCTCCTCTGCTGAGGTTAGCCAGGCGTTGCTGTCATCGTCCGCCGTCAACGGCGCCGGGGAGAGGATCGCCGTCCCCTTCACCTGTATCGGCAGCCCGCCCTGGGGCGGCGGGAACAGGCGTATCTGCCCGTTCCAGAATGAATAGTCCGTGGGGTAGCCCGACCAGAAGTCGTTGCCCCAATCCACCTGATCCAGGTACTGCTCCGTTCGCGGTTCCAGCCGGTAGGTGTAGTTACCCAGCGTCGAGAGCGCGTCCAGCACCGAGGCGAAGTTGGTGGGCAGGGGGTAGTAACGCTGCCCCTGTACCGTCGTGATCTCGGCCATCGTGGCCTCGTTGAACCAGAAAGCCTTGTTGCCGTAGAAGGTGATGGCGTTGTTGATCTCCCGCTGGATCTCCGTCGTGAGGTCCGTGCGCGCCAGTTCACCGGCTATCGCCGCCTGCATGTCGCTGAATGCCATGTCACCCCCAAAAGAAAGGGGCCCTCGCGGGCCCCTTAAATCACCGTCTCAGAAAGTTCAGGCAAAGCTTGCGTTATCTACCTGCAATTCGGCCGCACATCGCACCATCCCGTTGGCCCAGGTCTGGGCCGCCGTGGTGCACACGAGCTGGATCAGCGAAGCCCCTGAGTTCCCGCCGCTGGTGGCGATGGGATACACGTAGCCCGTCGACCCCGCCACGCTATTGGGTGCCACGCCGCCCGCCTGCGCCAGGGTGCTCTGGCTGAGATAGCGCGTCGCCACGCTTGCATCCCCCAGGTTGGCCTTGATGAGCGGCCCCGCGCCGCTGTCCAGCTTGTCCGAGTCCAGTGTTACGTTCAGGATCTTGTAGCCGTTGGGCACGTTGATGAGCTGCACCACGTCGTTCGCCGCGAGCGCGGTGGTGAGCGAGATGCTGCCGTACACGAAGAAGCTCGCGCCCCGTTCGTTGATCGGCACGGACCCGCTCAGCACCTGCGCGCTGGTATAAGTCGCCATGTCTTAGTCCTCCTTATCAGTGTGCCGCGGCATAAGTGCTAATCACTTGAGTGCCGAAGTCATTGGAATTGAATACGAGCTTCTTGATGCCGAAGATGGACCCTGCCGAGACGCCGAGCATGTTCCCGTAGTCGAAGAGCTCTTCGCTCCAGGTGAACTGCTCCTTGCCCTCTTCGCGGCCGAAGGCCAGCGCGCCCGCCTGGGCACCGGCGAATACCGCCCGGTAGGTGTTGGCCATGGCCGCGCCGGAGTTCACCGCCTGCGAGACCCGGTACGCCTTGTGCAGGATCACGCCGTTGTACTCGCCCAGGCTCCCGGTGAAGATCGGGTTGTCCGAGACCTCGCCGCCCGTCATCGCCGCCTTCTCGATGTCCAGCCACTGGCCGGCCGAGGTGGAGGTGCGCAGGTCCGTCACCTGCGAGGGATGGATGAAGCACACGTACTTGTCCTCGCCCTTGATGCGGATCGGCCGGATCAGGTACGGGTTGTTGAGATAGGCCCGTTCCACCGCCGTGTCCACCAGCGCAAGGGAGAAGGTATCCGTGCTCGTGAGCGAGCTTTCCGTGCTCTTGCCCCCAGGCAGGATCGTCCGGGTCGGTGCGGTGGCCACGTTGTTGCCCGTGTAACGGGTGTCCGTCTGCACCGTGTAGCCGCAGAGCTGGTTGAAGAAAGAGAGGTCGAACCTCGCCGCCCACCAGTCCTGCAGGCCCATGCGGGCCTCCTCGCGCAGCTCGAAGGGCACCCGCTGCTGGGTCATGCGCCCGCCCACGTTCACCGCGTGACGCAGCTGGTCGATGAGCAGCTTGTCCGCGTAGGTGGTGAGCGCCTCCTCCTGGCCCTCCAGCGTGCCGTCACCCTGGATGCCGGCGCCCGCGAGCTGCGTGCGCAGCCCCACGTTCACCGTGTCTCCGGCGGACTTCTCCGCGTCGTCCAGCATGTATATGACGTTGTTGCCGTCGTCCGAGATGAAGTTGCGGAACCAGGTCTGCTGTATCGCCTGGACCGCGAGTTTCTTGGCCCACAGTTTTACTGCGAGCGGATCGTTGACCGTGAAATTGGTGTTAGCCACTGTGGCTGCCTCCTGATAAGTAAAGGAACGGCCCATGGGCCGCGATTACTCATTTCGGCGAGTTGCCGGATGGCCTATGTCGGAAGGCTTAACCGTGACTGCACTTGACGCCGTGCTGGCGGTCCCGCGTTTGCGCAGCGGGTGCGTGGGGATCGCAGGCTTAGGCGGCCTTGGGTCCCATGAACCTTTTGCTCAGATGATAGATCTGGGAGATGGCCAGGCCCGCCGCGCCATAGATCAGGGCATTGAGTAGGGGTACGGTCATGTACATCTCGACGATCTCTGACGTCGCCGCATTGTTATCGAAGGATATCCATCCGATCGAAGGCGGACAGAGCCAGATCATCCAGTGTTCTTGGTCCGAGATGAGTCGTTGTACCGCATCGCCGCTGAAACCATAGGCGAAGGTGACGAGATCATCCAGGAAGCCGAGAACCAACCCTGTCAGGAAGAACCCCAGGGTGATGCCTGAGAAACGCAGCTTCATGCCCGGCTCCCTTGGTCTCATCTTGGAGGCGACTGCTTTCTATCGTACATCTTGTGCATTTCATCTATCAAATCATCCGGCAACTCTATCGTATCCCGCGGCGGCAGCTTATATCCCGCTCCTTGCAGGCCATCGTAGAGATAGTCCGCGCAGTTATCGGTCTCCGCTTGATAAGTGGTTGGGGCGGTCCTGTCCCGCAGGTATTTGAGCAGGTAAGCCTTCTGGTCCTGGTCAGCTGGCAACGTTATCTGGTCGATGGGTTTGCGCGCAGGATCCACAGGCTTGATCACGCCCGGGACTGTGCCTGACAGGGATTTGAAGTCCTTGCCCGGGATGGGTTCTTTGCCATAGACACGGCCGCCGTCTATCGACAGGCCTATATGGTTGAAACGATTGCTATCCAGCCCCTTGAACAGATGGAGGGTCACGACCCCGGAATCAGCGCCCAAACCATGCAACAGCGCCTGTCCGAACCCGGGATTGGTAGTTGCGTTACGCGAGACTCCATACAGACCGTGCCCCAGCCCTTCCTGCAACGAATCATCATCGAATGATGTCCCCATGTTCATGCCTTACATTGGAGTTGAGATGAAAAAAGCCGCGGGGTTCGCACCGCCGCGGCTCCTGAGTCGCAAGAATTCGACCGTAGCGGGATTCTTCCGGAACTTACGCCGTGCGTCTAGCCCCTCCCCGCGGAAGGGGCGGCATGCCGTAGCAGGCCCCAGAGCTTCGACAACACGAAACCTATGAATCCATACCACACGGTGTTCATCGCGACGATGAACACGAAGGCGAATGCGATGTCGAACCAGGTCGGCGGTTCGTAGGCATCCATGGCCATCAGCGAGAAGGAGGGAGGGCACAAGAGCACCGCGATATCTGACGAGAGGATTCTGTCGAGTGCCGGATTCCCTGCGCGAGTGTAGATCTCATCCGCCGTCATGTATGTGAGCGCAATCACGAAGCCGATGGCGGCGAATACGAGGACTGTTTTTGATAGTTTTAAGTGCATGTTGCCCCCACTGTCAGTATCCCGGCAACGTCGGTCTCACCCCAGGGGGATGGAACGGCGGTGTCTTATCGTATAGCCGATGCAAGGCGTCCAACAAGCGGTCGGGCGAAACATCCCCTGGATACCCTGGGCCCTTCAACCCTGCAGACCCGAGCAGACCGCCGGCAAACGTGGCGCAATTCCTCCCTTCCAAGTCATAGGGGGTCGGCCCGGCATTCTTGAGCAGGTATTGGCGCGCCTTCTCCATCTGCTCAGCTGTCGCGGGTACCTGCACTTGGTCGGTTATGGAGCGGCCAGGAGCCACCGGATCAACCACGCCTGGTACGGGCACGAGTGCGGATAGGATGCCTAGTGGGGTGTTCGCAGGATCCAGACCGAACACCGGCCCACCATTTATGGAGACGCCGACGTGTCCAAATTTGTTTCCACCCTCTCCCGCATATTTGTTCACCGTGATGTAGCCGTGTTGGACTTTCGCCTCAAGCGGCACGGATCCGCTGCTTGGTGCTGCGGATAGCAAAGCATCTCCGATGCCTCGGAAATCTGCTCGCGGCGTTTGGCCCAGCAATGCATGCGCCAGGCCCAATTGGTCGGCATCGTCTTCATCATAAGGTTGAGCCATGTTTACCTCGAGTTTATTGGATCGATACAGAGTTCAGGGAACTCCTGATGGTCATGTCGCATTTTGTGCGCGCAATATCAGCTCCGTTGTTCATGTAGGGTGTTTACCGGGCGATAAGCCCCACAGCGTCAGGAGGGTCCCTCAGTTGAGTAAAGCCGAATTGATCTGCGAAGCCATCGCCACCCGCTCCCGCCTTCAGATCTGCTACCACGACCATTACCGTGTGGTGGAACCCAACGAGTACGGCTCCGATCAGCGGGGCAATCCCATCCTCCTCGCCTTTCAGGTGGAAGGCGGAGGCGGCCGCGACAGCCGGGCCGGTTGGCGTGTGCTCGACCTAGCCTCCATGGCCAGAATCGCCATCCTCCCGGAGCACTTCCGCGGTCCCATGCCGCGCAATAAGCAGGATGAGGTCCGCATCGGCAGGTCCTGCCTGACCGTGATCGTCGGGCTCTAACCCGCGCTCAGCGCTTCTTGCCGAATACCCGTTTCCACGCCTTCTCGAACTCGTCCGGATCCGTGATGCCTGCCAGATCTCTGGCGCTTACGTCGCCATCGCCTGCGGCGCCACCCTGGTTCAGCTTGGCGCCTGCCGCCTGCATGCCCGCGGCGATCTTGGCCTGTGCCTCCGCATTGCCGCGGCCCTTCGGCGCATAACCCCTCGCCCGCGCGTATTCCCACACCAGCTCAGCCGGGTTTCGCCCCTGCTGCATCGCGTTGTTCACGATCTCCGCCGTATTCATGCGCAAGATCGCCGCCCGCTCGCCGGGGGAATAACCCAGCGTCTGCAGTTCCTTGTCCCGCACCTCGGATGCGAACCGGTAGGCATCGGGGTACTCAGGCTCCTTCTTGGCGAACTCGTGTTCCTGAACCGTGGCCCATGAGGAATACTGCTGCAACGCGGCCCGCTGCTGCGCCGCCTGCTCCTGCTGCTGGCGCCATTGCTGCAGTTCGGCCGTGCTCGCCTGCATGTTCCCCAGCACGTGGTTGATGTAGTCCAGCGGCCGCGTCTCGGGATCAGGCATCTGCGGCTGCTTCTCCACCGGCATCTGCTGCAGGCGTTGCGCCAGCTGCGCCTGCCACTCCCGGTGTTGCCGCAGTTCCTCACGTAGCTGTTTCTTCTCGGCGCGCTCCTCCTGCAGGGCTTGCAGAGGCACGAACCGCTCCCGTTCAGCCCGTTCCGGCGCCGGTGCCTCCGGCTCACTGATTGATGGACTGATGTCCTCATCTGAGTCCCGCTGGGTCGCGTCCGTTCGGATGTCTGGGCCCGTGTCGTTGTCGGAAAGCGGGGTGGGTACATCTCTGCCCCCGCTCTCGAAGAACTTGTGTTCGGCTTCGTTCAATTGCGGCATTGCGCCGGACATAGCGATATCTCCTCGTTACTGGATGGTTCGTGCATTCGTGTGTGATGCCGGCTTGCATGCGCCGGCGGGGGTCGGATGGCCTGTCAGCTGTCCGTCAGCCAGGCCATCGCCCGGGTGGGTTCCCAGAAGAGCTTCACGCGGTAACCGTTGCTGGAAGCCACGTCGTCGAAGAAGGTGTATTTGTGCATGTTCTCGGGGTCGGCCGGCAGCACCACCGCGATCTTGGTGCGGCGCGGCAGGCCTTGTGCAGTGAACATATCCGGCAATCGGCGGATGTCCTCCACCGGCATCCCCAGGGTGGCGCCCGAATAGTCGACTAAGCTGCCCTGCGCGAAGGTGGCTTTTACGAGCGCCACACTCTTGTCCACCTGGGCGAACACGTCCTCAGCGGAGATCGCGCCTTCCGCTACGATCCGCACGATGTCATCCGACGGCTGATGCTCGATCTTCCAGCTCATCCCTGGCTTCCTTTATGTTCTATCGGGCACATCACCCGATATGTCATCCCCTTCCTTGTAAGTGTGACACCCTGCGCATAATTCTTCCACGTGATTCTTTAGTGTGTGCCGTAAGCCACTGATTTGTCGGACCTCATATGCAACGGCGCGTCATCTGCAAAGCCATCGAACAGCACCGCCTCCTCGAGCTCCACTACGAGGGACAATTCCGCATCGTCGAGCCCCACGTCTATGGGCACGACGGTGGCGATGTGATCCTGCTGCGCGCATATCAGATAGCCGGTGGAAGCGGCTCACGGGCGCCGGTGGGCTGGAAGATGTTCGATACCGCCAAGATAGGCC